TTACATAAATTGAATCTCATGTGGTATACCTATCCGCGAATAATAGATCTCTAAAGATTCTCCTTGTTCTGGAGAGGAATTGGCTAATAGCAGCTTTACTGCAAAGGAATTGGCTTGCCGTTCCAATTTGCCAGGACAAAAGTAAGAACTCTCCTCTAGAAAAAAACGATTAATGCCCTTATGTAAACGATCGTGCCCCAATTCATGTGCGCAAACAAAGCGCTGCCACTCGATAGGCAGCTCATTATGAATGACAATAAACCTTCTTCTTAACTTACGATAATATAACCCCTTGGTATCCTCCCCCAAATTCATAAACCGAATATGAATGCCGAGTGCTCTGGAAAGCTCAAAAGGGCAATTGGTTTTATATTTTTTTATCAGTTTATCGATTAATTCATCCATCTTTTTCACCTGCAGCATCTTTAAAGTATTGGTGGGCATGCTCTATTCTTCTGAATGGGGTCTATGAATAGGCTTATTTCTTTTGTTCATTTGCTTAGCTTCCCAGAATAAGCCGGTCAGTACATCCTTAATCCGCTGCCTGTCCTCCTTATTTAAAGGAATACCATCAAACATTAATTCTCCGTCATCCTCCAACATTTTCCGGAAATCACGCTTGTCTTTACTCGTAGCCCATTCTGGAACTACTTCAACAGAAGCCAGTTCAGCCTCCTGCAAGTAACCGGCTTGATCCATTAATAACTCATAGGGAACCTTTGTCGCCTCAGAAATTTTACGTAGTGTAGAGGGTTTCGGTATTCCCCTAAGTCCATTCTCAATACGTGAAATTTGTGATCCGCTTATACCGGCCGCTGCTGCCAGTTGGTTGATCGTCAGACCCTTTTCTTCACGAAGTTGTTTCAGATATCTACCAAATGACTCTTCCATCTCTCAACACTCCTTATTCACTGTCTGCCTCTTAGGATTAATATAAGCCATTATTGCCAAGAGGTAAACATAAAAGTGAACATTTATGCCAAAAGGCAAGATATCTTGGGAATTACAGCTGTTAATCACCCAAAACAGATGAAAATGGGATTTTACGCAATACGGAAAAAAGTGGTATATTGTTATAAAAAGGGGAACAGAATACGAACAAGGGAATCTTAACATATCTCGCCGTATTTATCTGCATAAATAATCTCACATCATTTCAATCCATGAAGGAGTGTTACATCTATGAATATATCTGTTTTACCTGAGTTAGATCGTCGCCGTACACAAGTCGCTATTGAGGGAATGCTGGAGAAGTATCGTATATTTAAGACGGTTACCTTTGAGGCCAAAGAGGCCGGTACTACCTATTCTTATATAGAAAGATTCCATGGACCTACGAATAAGATTACTGATCAGACAGCCTCTATAGCTACTCATAATGTTGACGTACCTGCAGCCAGGATCGCTTACTGCACTTATATAGATTCAGTGGTGGAGCGACTGGATACTAGAGAACAGCAGTTAATTCGTGAACGATACCTAAGAAGAGATGAAATGTACGATTACACCATCTACAATCATGTGTTTGATCCTCCAGTAAGCAAGGATACGTACGTTAAGATTCGTTCACGTGCTTTTTACAAAATGGCTTTGGCATTTATGGATTTAAATCTGCTGTCCATCTCCTCATTACTCAAAACTAGTACAAGTACACATCAGCAAGAGATAGGAAGTGCTTTCTAAGAATTAACCATTTATCAGAAAAAGGGCTGTATCTCCTTATGAGGGGGTGCAGCCCTTTTAATATATGGAACCTTCCATATGTAAGGAAAATTATCCGCCGAGGAACCCCTCTAGAACCTCCTTAACCCAACCCTTACTCCTCCTTAGGATATCCAAAAGCTCGTCTTTAGATCGCCGGTAAACCGTCTCCATGCGGAAGTAAAAGGGATAAGATTATAACATGGCAAATGAGGCGGAAGAACATCGAGAGGCATGAATGCCTCATAAGGGTTCCGACAAAAAAAGGGAACTAACCATGCGATGCAGTGTTACTTCCCGCATTTGCCATAAAGGGAGACGGGTGTTGTCTTATCAGCATCTAGGAGGGGATGAACAGTATTGATGATTCAGCAGGTTTATATTTAACACCATCAAGGATGGGCCGCAGAACGGTCTAGAAAGGACGTAACAATGCCGGTACAGCAATTGCGGATGGGCATCACCGCCGCGCTGGTACAATACTTTCCGAATGTGCCTGTAGTTGTAGACGGGGGAACACCCCAGGGAGCTTTTTTTCAACCGAGATTGATCTCGGCTGCCTATGATCGGCAGCGGGAGGGCAGAACCATAGCAATCTACCGTTTTGGTATCCGTTATAAGGGGGGCAATCCTCAGGAGGCCGAAGAAATGGTAGATCAGTTACAGGAAGCTCTTGAGCGAATTGTGGTAGACGGCTACTCTTTTCGTGGGTATAGGCAGATTTGGACGGCTGACGAGGAGGGGAACGATCCTCTCTTTACGGTAGAGTACATGTTACACCTGCAAAGAGAACAGCCGGAGGCAGTGATGATGGGTCATGTGATGGGAGGAGAAAGGCTGAAATGAAGACAACGGATCAACAGGCAAGCAGCTTCGGGAAGGTGCAGATTATGCAATCCACACTCTTTTCTCCGCAGGCTAAGGATGTATTGGATGTTATTTTGGAAGAGAACAAGAGTTATACCCTGGAGAACGCTAAACAATTAATGGAGTTTTTTCTAAATAAGGAGGCTAACTAATGGCTGGAGGAACATGGACAACGCAAAACAAGGTACGTCCCGGCGTATACGTAAATATTGCATCAAGTAAAAATGTGGTGGGTAAAATGGGTGATCGAGGAACCACCGCTCTCGCTTTGGCGCTCCCTTGGGGGCAGCCGGGCTCTATTATAAGCCTTACCCCGCAGGATGATGTGTACAAGCTGCTTGGTTACGAGCTGACACACAGTGTGTTGTTGCCGGTGCGGGAAGCGCTGAAACGGGCAGGTACACTTTTACTATATCGCTTGAATAACGGTGTAAAAGCAGCTGTAACGAATAACGGCCTGCAAGTCACGGCTCAATACGGTGGAGTACGCGGGAATGATATCTCTATCGTCATTGAGAAAAATATTGAGGATAACACGAAGTTCGATGTAAAAACATTGCTTGAGGGCGTTGAGGCAGACAAACAAACGGTAGCTACTGCTGCAGGGTTATTACCTAACCAATACATTCAGTTCCTGGCAAACGGTAGCGAAGGATTACAGGTCACAGCCGGCATGCCACTCACAGGTGGGGCTAACGGTACAGTAACTAATTTGGAGCATAGCCAATTTCTTAATGCACTTGAGGTTCAGGACTTCCAGACTGTGGGGTTGGTGTCGCAAGATAATTCGCTTAAGGCGCTCTATACGTCTTTTGTGAAGCGTCTTCGTGATACGGAAGGAAGGAAGGTTCAAGCGGTATTGGCGGATTATGCTACGGCGGATCATGAAGGTGTAATCAGCGTGAAGAACGGCGTGGTCCTGAGTGATGGCACTATTATTGATAAAAATAATGCAGTGGCTTGGGTTGCCGGTGCAACGGCTGCAGCTGCAGTGAACGAGTCGCTGACTTATCAAGGTTATGACGATTCTATTGATGCCGACGTCCGCTTTAGTCATACCGAAACAACGGCTGCTCTTTTGAATGGTGAACTCCTCTTTACTTATAGTGCCGGAAAGGCCGTGGTAGAGCAGGATATTAATACGTTTACGAATTTCTCCCCGGAAAAGGGACGGGCTTTTGCTAAAAACCGTGTGCTGCGTGTGCTGGATGGTGTGGCCAATGATCTTAAGCGGATTTTTGAGAGCTATTATGTAGGTAAGGTTGCCAACAATGCGGATGGTCGAGGGATGTTCTGGTCGCAATGTGTGACTTATCTGAATGATCTGCAGAACCTGGGAGCGATTGAGGATTTCAATGCACAAAGCGACATTGTTGTTGTAGCTGGAACAGACAGTGACAGTATTGTCCTGGATGTGGCTGTGAAACCGGTAGATTCCGTAGAAAAAGTATATATGAAAGTGAAGGTGGTATAAGATGGCGTTTCTGAATGCAAGTGACACAATCTCCGGCCAGGAAGGCCGTGCTTTTGCAACCATTGGGACTCAAACGGTAGAAATGTTTTATGTGAAAACGCTGGAAGCTACGGTTGAAAAGCAAAAAGCGGAAGTGAAAACGCTCGGTCGCCGCGGTGTTCAGCATAAAGCTACGGGTTGGTCGGGTAGTGGATCGATGACGATTTTTTATATGACCAGCCGTTTCCGTCAAATGATGCTGGATTATATGCATACAGGTGTGGACCAATATTTTGATATTGTGGTCACCAATGAAGATCCTTCCTCAAGCATCGGCGCACAAAGAATCATGCTGAAAGGCGTGAATCTGGACAGTGTAATTATGGCTTCGCTGGATACGGAATCGGATGCACTGGAAGAAGAAGTGAGCTTCACCTTTGAGGACGTGTTGATTGAGCAATCTTTCACTGAGCCAACCAAAAGGACACTGTAACAAGCAACATGATTTTAAGATGACGTGAGCAAGATCGGCCCGGGTGCGGTTAGCTGCGGGTCTCTTCTCTGTCTGAACAAAACTATAGGAGGATGAAAAATGAGCGAATTGAGTTTGTTTTTTGCGCAAAATGTAGCCTGTGATACGACCGAGGAATTTGTGGTCTCGCCGCGGTTTAAAGACAAGGAAGGAAATGCCGTAGCTTGGAAGCTGCGCAGCATGAATGAAGATGAGAACCAGGAGTGCCGTAAAGGGGCCACGCGTAAAGTAAAAGGTAAAAATGGCGTCTACACTTCGGAAATTGATCCCAACGATTATATGGCCAAGCTGATGACCGCAAGTGTAGTACATCCAGATTTGAAAAACGCGGAGCTCCAGCGCTCCTACGCTGTGCTTGGTGCTGAATCTCTGTTGCGCAAAATGCTGCTCCCTGGTGAGTTCGCTGCGCTTGGTGAAAGGGTTCAAGCGTTGAACGGTTTTGCAACCGATATGAACGAAATGGTGGACGAAGTAAAAAACTAATCAACGAGGGCGACAGTGAAGCGAACCTCGCTTACTACGCCCTCCACGAGCTGCACATTCTGCCCCATGAGCTGATGAAGCTGTCTGCCCGCGAACGTGCCGCGATATATGCGATGATCTCGATTCGTGTGGAAAAGGAGAAGCGGGAGCGGGCTAGGAGCAAGGGGAGAAAAAAATAGGTAAGGGAGGTGGATGAATGAGTGTAAACCAGAATAATATGGCGGGTATTCAGCAAGTCTCGAATCAATGGCTCACCGATATTACAAATCAAATTACCAATCAGGTATCGATGAGCATTTCCAACCAATTCTCAGCTACTTTGAACAGGATCAGTATGAAGGTCGTCAATAAGCCTGTATATAATATCGTAAATAATTATACAGCTGCGTATACGCAAATTGAGTCTTCATTAAACGGAGCAGTTCAAGCCCAAAAAAAAATGAATGAAGCTGCGGATGAGGGGACAGAAGGAGCGAAGAATCAAGTCGATCACTGGAAGAACCTAACCGATACGTTTAATAACGTCAAAGGTGTCATGGAGAAAGTCCTGAAACCTGCAGCGGAGCAACAGAAAATGGAAGACCTTTTTAAAGCTAAAACAGGCAATGACGATGTTGGCTCTGCGATGTTTGAGAAATTCAAGCAAAGAGCTGTGGAAACCGGGCAGGATGTTAATAAATCGCTACAGGGAGTGATGTCCTTTCTCCCAATGACCAAAAATACAGATCAGCTCGATCAATTAATGGATTATTCAACTAGGATGAGTATGCTCTCCCCAGAAGACAAAGGGATAGGAGATACATCAGCAGCGATTTCATCAGCATTTGGTGGAGATTCTAAGAATTTACGCTCTATGCTGCAAATACCAGAAGGTGATTTGCCTGCCGGGTTGAGTGGAGCTTTAGAGACCATGGACAAGATGGCCAAAGCGAAGGATATGAGTGGCTTTATGAGTGCTTTGGATTCGGTAATGAATAAAGCAGGTATGACAAGTGCTGCTATGCAAACCATGATGGATTCTCCTGTGAACCAATGGCAGACTTTGTTGGGTAACTATCACAATACGCTTGCCACTGTTGGGGAAGGAGCATTACAAGCTTTTGCGCCTTTACTTATCATGCTGAATGAAGCATTTACTAGTGGTTCCTTTCAACCCGTAATTGATGCGTTTTCGATCGGATTAGCTTTACTGGCGCAAGGATTTTCGGCAGTTGTGCAGGGTGCTATGTGGCTCTGGAATGTGCTTAGTACAACTCTGCCTTTTATCCTTCCGGTGATAATGGGTATAGTATCGGCGCTCTTGCTTTATCAGCTTGTGATGGGTGCCATAACTCTTGCAACTACTATTGCATCAATTGCACAAGGGATATATAACGCAATCTTGTTAGCGAATCCAATGACACTTATTATTGGTCTGATCATAGCGCTGGTACTTGCATTCTTAGGCATAATTGCAGCTGTGCAGCCTGTAAGGGACTTCTTTGCAAGTATGTTCAGAGAACTAGGAGGAATTGTATCCAGTTTCGTTGGCTATGTAATGGATCTCTGGACGGGTTTTATCAATGGGATTATCACTGCGGCTAATTTTTTGCTTAGCGGGGTTAATGAGATTATTGGGGCCTTAGGGAAATTTATAGGAATTGAGTCAACGATTAATTTGGAGATTGGCAAGATAGACAGCAGTCAATTCAAGCAGGATGTTCAACTCGGGATTGAAAGCTCGTTTGATTCAGCGGCCGAAGTAACACAAAATTTCAATCTCGATTCCATTAAGGGGAAATTAGGAATGGGGGGGAATAGCAACTCAGAGACAACCTTGAATCAATGGAACACCACTAATAAAGGCAGTAAGCCACTTCCACTTCCTACAGTACCAGTCGTACCCACTCTGCCAACGGTCCCACAGGGTCCTACACCGCCAGGTCTCACATCCCCGGGGAATGGCAGCAATATCAATCATGTAAACTCTGTCGGTAAAATCAATGATACCGTGAATATCTCCAGCGACGATCTAACAATGTTGCGGGAGCTGGCAGAGATTCAGGCGATACAAAATTTTGTAGAGCTTACGCCAACGGTTCAAGTGACGACAGGCAATATAAATAATGCCGGAGACATTGACACGATTATTAACAAGATCGGGCAAAAGCTGAACGAGGAGTTCATCTCAACGGCTCAGGGGGTGTACACATAAGATGGAGGAGTATGGAATTTATCTAAGCTTCAACAATCTGATGGATCTTTTTCGGCTACCGGTCAATCCGGAAACGCTGGAGATTAAGGAATCGGGGAATAGCAAGAGTTATGACATTATTGATTTTGGTGAAATCAATACGATTTCAGCCCCCAAGCTGATGGAGATCACTCTAGATAGTATATTCCCTGCACAAAATTACCCGTTTGTCTTAGTCTCGGATACAAGCCTCATGACTCCTTTTGAATACGTGAAGATCATTAAGAAGTGGATGGAGAGTAAAAAGCCGATCAGGTTTGTGTTTTCGGGTATAGCCAGTCCCAAAGAGCAAAACCCTAAGAATTCAGTTGCTCTGAACATGGCTGCGAGTATTGAGAACTTCAGTTGGAAGCTCAGTGCAGGCAACTCCGGTGATATTGAGTACTCGCTGACACTTAAGAAATACGTATTCTATCAGGCGATAGCAGTTAAAGTCGATAAGGGTGAGGTGAAGGCTGAAACCAAAAGGCCTAATGACAAAGCGATTCCCGCTACTTACAAACTGAAGGCAGGCGATACCTTGTGGAGTGTAGCCAAAAAAGTCCTGGGTGACGGCAGCAAATACAAAGTCATTCAGAAGCTAAATGGCATTTCCGATAGCCAGTTAACTAAACTTCCTGTCGGGAAAGTTATCAAACTGCCGCAGGGGGGATAGCTGATGGAACTACTTGTCAAGAACAAGGAAGGCAGGATATGGGATATCTCCGGTATTGTAACAGACATTTCCTGGAAGACCTCACGCTCCGGTAAACCGTCTACCCTGGATATAACGCTGGTGGACAGCGGGATCTATCAGCATCCCAAGTTTGCAATTCATAACGGGGATATTTTACATTTTCGCAAGGATGGGACAAACGTTTTCTATGGTTTCGTATTTAGCATCGATACGGGTTCTGATCAGCAAATTAAACTTACGGCGTACGATCAGATCCGCTATTTACTGGGTAACGGGAGCTATGTATTGAAGGATGTTACTGTAAGTGATGTTATTCGGAAAATCGCCCAGGATTACGGTTTGCAGACGGGTGTGCTGGAAGAGGCAAAATACAAGATCCCGTCACTGATTGAAGATAACAAAAAACTGCTGGATATTATCATGGGTACTATCGGAAGTGAGCTTCAGTACAAGGGTCAGTTGATGGCCTTTTATGATGACTTCGGCAAGCTGACACTACGCAATCCGAAATCCATGGTACTCAATCTGATTCTTGGTGCCGGACATGATCTGTATGAATATTCCCAGAAAAAAAGTATTGATGACGAAACGTACAATACGATTTTACTTTATAAAGATAATGAGGAAACAGGCAAACGGGAGTTCTATCCTGTCAGTGACAAGGAAAATGTAGAGCGCTGGGGGATTCTTCATTTGTACCAGAAGGCTGACGATCAGACAAATTCTGCCCAAATCATGGAAAAGGCGAATAATCTCCTGAAGCTGCATAACCGGGAAAAGGTCAGCCTTTCCCTGCAAGCGATTGGTGATATTCGGGTACGTGCAGGTAATTTCATTTACGTGCTGCTGGATGATTTCAAGACTCAACTGTTCCTAGTAGACCAGTGCAGCCACAAATTGTCCGGCGGTGAGCATACGATGTCTCTCGATATTAAGGTGGTGTAGAAGCAATGCTGGATATTATTAAAAAAGCGAGCCTCGGAGCCGTTTCCAATACGAACCCGGTGGCTTTTTCTTATGGAGCGGTAACAGGAACGGCGCCGCTGCAAATTCAGGTCGATCAACGCTTCACGTTATCTGCCCATGCGCTGGTGCTACCGGAATCGGTGACTGAAAATAAGCTTCTGCTTAATGGACAAGAAGTAGTTCTAAGGCGGGGTCTTGAAGTAGGTGACCGGGTACTGATGGCAAGGATGCAGGGTGGGCAAAGTTATGTGGTACTGGACAGGCTGGTGAATCCATTATGATTCCGGCAATCGGAAAGGACGGGCCGATCACCAGTCTTTTGCAGGGGGTGGGGGAGTTAGGCACCGGTACAGGGGAAGAACCAAGTCTTACTTACCGTTTGGATATGGATAGAAAGCGTATCTCCGGGAGTATTGACGGGCTCGAGGCTGTGCAGCAAGCAGCGGTTAAAATTTTGCAGACGGACCGGTATGAGCAGTTAATTTACAGCTTTAATTACGGAACCGAGTGGAGACTGGTGCTTGCCCAAGATAGGTTATTGGTAAGATCGGAGATTCGGCGGGTTCTTACCGAGGCTCTGCTTCAGGATGACCGGATCACCGGTATCGAAGATATGGAAGTTCTTTTTAGCGGCGACAATCTAACTGTAGAATTTACTGTTGTTAGCCAGTACGGGAATTTTCAGATGAGAAAGGAGATGAACGGTAATGTATGAGGACCAGACATTTGAGGCGTTATTGGAACGGATGCTGGACCGGGTGCCCGAAGGAATGGACAAACGGGAAGGGAGCATCGTTTACGACGCTTTGGCTCCCGCAGCCGCAGAAATGGCTCAGATGTATGTGGAGCTAGATATCAATCAGAATCTTATGTTTGCTGACACCGCTAGTGGGGATTATTTAGATCGAACGATTGCATGGTCAGGAATTATACGCAAACAGGCCATAGCAGCACAACTGCGTGGAGTGTTCTACAGCGCGAATGATGCATTGATGGATATAGCGATTGGTAGTCGATATTCTCTAGACGATATTAATTACAGGGCGATTGAAAAACTTTCATTAGGTAATTACCGAATGGAGTGCGAATCTGTTGGTTTGGAGGGCGGGCAACGTTTTGGTTCCATGCTTCCAATCGATTACGTAAACGGACTGGTGCGTGCAGAACTATCGGAGTTATTGGTGCCGGGGGCAGACCGGGAGACGGATTCTAAATTGCGCACTAGATACTTTACTACAAGCAGAAAGCCAGGCACAAGCGGCAACAAATATCATTATCTGGAGTGGGCACTACAAATTACAGGTGTTGGAGGCGCTAAAGTCTACCCACTCTGGAATGGACCAAAGACAGTGAAGGTAGTCATCATTGATACGGATAGTCTCCCTGCCTCCAGTGTGCTGGTGCAGCAGGTGCAAGACTATATTGATCCCTCACCAGGGCTAGGGGAAGGACAGGCTCCAATCGGGGCGGTAGTAACAGTAGCGGCTGCCACAGGTAAGTTCATTAATATAACTGCCACAGTTACTCTGGCATCCGGGTACGCCCTCCAAGATATCGTCAACTCTTTCGACTCTGCTTTGGAGACATGGCGTAAGAGCAGGGTCTTTACTACTACTTATGTAAGTCATGCTGTAATCGGTGCTTTACTGCTCGGAACGGATGGAGTATTAGATTACACGGGTTTGCTGCTTAATGGCAGCACAGTCAATGTGGCTTTGACGGATGAGGAAGTACCACGGATTGGCACCGTTAATTTGGGGGTGTGAGATGTCTTATCCTGATGATATTGATATATTTTTCGATAAATTGAACAAAAACCCGACAGGGGATAACTACGTAGTTGAAGAACAAATAAGCCTTACAAACGGGGCATATAGTGGCCCGCTAAAACACGACAACATCAATAATGGCACATTACAGGTGTACACGGGGGCTAGGTTTACCGGGGAGAAAGTGACAAACTTTACGCTCTCTATTCCTGATACTACACCATGGCGGCGCGTGATAAAGATATATACCAGTTCGCCGACAGTATACGTTACCTATGAGACGCCGGGTGATACCGTTGAGGCTGAGGATATTAATGTGCTGCAGGCGGCAGTGTCGGCGACGCAGACCGAGGTCGACAGGTATAAAAGGAACGGAATAATTGACGGTGGATCATTCGTGAGAGGGGTGTAATATGGCACAAGCAATACGAATTAAGCGTGGAACCAAAGCCGAGTTAGGCACTTACGGTGCGCTGCAAGCGGGTGAAATGGGCTTTTGCACAGACACCAAGGAAATCTATATCGGAGACGGTACAACGAATTCCATGGTTGGACGGGCGCTATCCGGAACAGAGGCATCTAGGCCTGTGGCGGCATCCGTGGGGCGATTATACTATGTCACAAGCGGTACTAATGTAGGTTATTTGTATTTTGACAGTGGGTCGGCCTGGGTTCGAATGAATGCCCAATCTCTGACAGACTTGACCGGTACAATCGATAATATTGCTGAAGGAACAACTTATGCCAAGGTGCTGAAAGCGGATATCAGCAGCGGACATGTCAATAAGGTGTCGGATGGAACAAACGTAAAAACGGCAGCCGAGATCAAGACCCACATTGATGATGTCACAAAGCACCGAGTAATTAACGACACGGGTACGGCTGTAACAGATATCTGGTCTGCTCAGAAGATTAAGAACGAAATCGAATTAGCGAAACACAATATCGAACCACAAGCATCAGTAAAAGACCAACACTTGACTACTCCGCCAGTAAGCCCGGCAGAAGCCGATCGGTATATTATTCCGACAGCAGCAACCGGAGTGTGGTCGGGTAAGACCAATCAAATCGCCGAATATCAATCGGCAGCGTGGGTGTACTATACACCGGCAATTGGCTGGACTACCTACGTAGATGACGAATCCAAGATTTACTCATGGAATGGTACGGCTTGGGTACGGACCGGAGGAGCGCTGCAGTCGATTACGGCCGGAACCGGGTTAACAGGCGGTGGACAGGCTGATTCGGTGACGCTGAATGTTGGTGCGGGCAACGGTATCACCGTAGCGGCGGATACTATCGCAGTTACTGCATCAAAGGGAATTACTGTAGATGTTAACGGGGTGGCGGCAAATATCGATGCAGACAGCATTGTGTATGACACGGCGAACAGCAATCGTCTGATGATAGGCACAATTGACGGAGGTACGTTCTAGGGGGGCGGTGAAATGGCAAGGAAAGTATTAATCCAGATCCGACGAGGGCTGGAAAGTGCGATCGGCACACTGGCCAATGGTGAACTTGGATACTGCACAGATACTAGCAAGCTTTATATTGGTACGACTGGTGGTAACGTTCTAATGGTAGCTGCACAAAGTGCCGGGGATATGCTCAAAAGCATTTATGATACGAATAATGACGGCAAGGTGAATTATGCCTCCGTTGCCGACAGTATTCCGTGGTCTGGTGTTACGGGAAAACCTACGACCTATCCTCCTTCAACGCATACTCATCTGGAATATATTAGCAAGGGTGCGCTGACATGGAATCAGCTTAAGGGGGTGTGAGATTGAGCTACGGAAATTCTTTATACAGTTCATTACTATTTACTGACGAAGACACAGAAGATTCCGAAAACCTTGAAGCGGTAGATCTTATGAAGTACTTGCCGTCCTATTATCAAGGTGTTCAGGAAATGGAGGAACTGCAGGAGACACTCGGAGTTGAGATTGGAAGTCTGAAACCCAGTTCCATAGATGTGCTTAATCAGGCGTTCGTTGAAACAGCTACCTGGAGTCTTGGGCGCTGGGAGTCAGAGCTTGGATTAAGTACAGACCCTTCGAAGTCTTTCGTTAGTCGGCGAGAAATGATAACGGCTAAGTTACGCGGCTCGGGGACGACAACACCTGAAATGATACAGCGAACGGCATCGGCTTTTTCCGGCGGTGATGTTCTATTAGAAGAAGTACCAGGCGAATATCGGTTTATTGTCCGATTTGTCGGTATTTTGGGCATTCCGCCGAACATGGCCGGGCTAATCCAGATGATTGAGGAGATTAAGCCTGCGCATTTGGCGTACGAATTTGTATATACCTACACGTACTGGTCAGCACTCCGTTCTATTTCATGGAATACAGCGGGTGCGAAGACCTGGAACGAACTTAGAACCTATGGATAGGAGAGTGAACTATGCAAACAACAGGTAATTTAGGGCTGAAGAAGCCAGAGGGTACTGACCTAGTAGACATTGCAGACCTAAACGGCAATATGGATATCCTGGATACTTCCGTGAATGGAAAGGTAGATAAAGTCACGGGTAAACAGCTGTCTACCAACGATTACACTGCAGCTGAGAAAACAAAGCTAGCGGGTATCGCCACAGGTGCGAACAACTACACCCATCCAAACCATACCGGAGACGTGACAAGCACGGGAGACGGCGTGACTGCGATTGCTGCTGGTGTGATTGTCAATGCTGATGTGAACGCTGCAGCAGGAATTGACGCGACAAAGATTGGGACAGGAACGGTTTCAAATGCCGAGTTCGGGTATCTGGACGGTGTGACAAGTGCAATTCAAACGCAGATTAATGCAAAGACAGGAATTGTTGACTATGTGCGTCAACCGGGATATGCGGCAACCGCTGGCACATTGTCGGCATACACAGCCACTCTCACTCCTGCTCCTGCCAGCTTAGCGGAGGGATTCGGGATTACTATTGTTCCGAATGTTACAAATGGGGCAAGCCCAACACTGAATATCAACGGCCTAGGAGCGATCGCACTAAAAGATCAAAAGGGTGTAGCGTATGCAGCCGGAAAACTGCTCGCCGGGAAGCCATACATGTTCCGTAAAGTTGGAACGGATTTTTTGGCAGATAGCTCGGGTGGCGCTGGCGATGCATTAGCTGGAGATATCCGAGCAGGAAAAAAAGCGGCTACCGATGCCGGAGATATTGTCGGAACGCTGGCGGTGCAAACAGGGGGGACGGTTACGCCTACCGTGTCAAATATCGTCAAGCCAGCCGGGATCTATGATACGGCGATTACTGTTGCTGGGGTAACGGTTCCGGCGGCGAATGTTCTTGCAGGAACAACCATAGCGGGAACCGCGGGAACTATGCCAAACCTTATAGGCATAAGAAATGCGTCGGGCGTTGGAAAGTGGGGTGATGGTGGCGTTGCCGTGTATCCCGAAAAAGGATACCAAAAGGGCGGGGCGGGAGACGGGGAAATTAAAGTATCTGTTGCACAGCTGCAAAGCATCAACCCTAATCTTGCGGCGCCTAATATCCGCGCCGGGTACGAAATGTTCAACATCGTGGGAACTCTTGTCGAAGGTAAACGTACAGCTACGGGAGGGCTTGTTGATGTTGGTGGATTAAATTCTTATACTGTGTCTGGATTAGCGTTTAGACCATCAGTTGTAATTTTAGAGCACATACAAGTTATGTGGTGGAATGCCGATCCTGGATTAAGGTATGTATTGAATACATTTTATACGTACGACAACGGAAATGAATTTTCTTCTTATTACTATTCGGAGTTATTTGGGGGCTATACATTTCCCGATAGTGGTGGCGGGGTAACTAAACCAAGTAGGTATGTTACTTCTTCTATTATAGTGCCAAGTTCTAACGGATTTACGTTTAGTATGAGTTTTTATGTAAATCCTTCTAATGGATACGTCTCACATCAGGTACGTTGGAAGGCTTATGAATAAATAAAGGGAGAGGTAACTAAATGAATATAGGTAGAAAAATTTATTACGATAATAAAACGGGCAATGTCCTAATTGATACTGGAGAGCGATCTGGCGACGTAATCGAAACCACAGTCGATCAAGATTTTGAAGTCTATGTAAGCCTTGCAGAGAGGGTAAGGGAAACCGTAGAGGTTATGACTCTGGAGTACGGAGAATACGCGCAAGACTTCCAAACAGGGCGATTAAAAGGGGTAGACCCAGTAACCAAAGAGCTTCTATTCAGTTATCCTGATCCTGCCACACCAGGAGAACCAACTCCCCCAGAGCCTCCGCTATCTGACAAAGTGAAAACGCTAGAGTCGGATGCACTAAATACACAAAAGGCTCTTGCGGATACCTACGAAAAATTGCTCAACGCACAGGCTGAGACCACAAGTATGCAGCTTGCACTTGTCGATGTTTATGAACAGCTACTCGCAATCAGCGTTTAAGGGAGCCAGAAAAAACGGCTCCTTTTTTGTTACTCAAAAATAGCAATTAAAGGAGCCGTCCTTAGTTCCTTTTTTGCGTTCTGAGAGGAGGTAAGGCAATGGTCACAGTATATGTTTCTTTGATCGTAAAAGGTTTTAAGACTTTTGCGCAAGTTCCAGCAAGCTTGCAGCCAGCCGTTAAAGCAGAGCTGGAGGCGCTAGGTTCAGGCACAGATGGCAAGCCGTCGGTAACAGTATAGTGAGAAAAATAGAAGAGGTCGGGCAACAGCTCGGCCTCTTCTATTTTTTATGGGGGTGAAAGATTGGAAACAAATCTTATCAACGCCGCGTTAAAAGATGGCCTTTGGGCGGTGCTGTTTATATCGCTGTATCTGTATCAACTGAAAGAATCTCAGCGGAATCAAGACGATGCACATGCTCGTGAAGGGAAGCTGATGTCGTTTATTGATGAAATCTCAGCACAGTTTGAAAAGCTGGCGAGGCAATATGAAAGACTGTCAGAGGACGTTCGCGAGATCAAAAACGATATCAGTGAACGCCGCGCAATAAAGAGAAAAGGGGATTCGGAATGAGTCCCATAGAAACGGAGGTAAACATGCTGAACCTGACCCAGATAAAAAATAAATGTACAGCCCGGCTTGCCGGACTTCACCCCGTAGTACTGAATGCTGCTACGTTGCTGATAGAGCGTTGTTATGCAAACGGTGTTCCTATCCTGATCACTCAAGGCCTGCGGACGATAGCCGAGCAGGATGCACTATATGCACAAGGACGTACAAAGCCTGGAGTGGTTGTAACCTATGCCAAAGGAGGCTATAGCTATCATAACTATGGGCTGGCTATTGATTTTGCCCTGCTCCTACCTAGTGGTACAGCAGTATCCTGGGATATGTGTCGTGACGGCGACGGTGATAGGATAGCTGATTGGCAGGAGGTTGTACAGCAGGCCAAGGCGCTCGGGTTTGAGTGGGGCGGCGATTGGTCCAGTTTCAAAGACTACCCCCATTTGCAAATGACATTAGGGCTAACTCTTGCAAAACTGAGGGGCGGTGCGAAGCCTTCAGAGAGTGCAATCAATGCAGCTTATGCAATCATTAAGGCAAGAGATGCACAGACGGCGGATAATGTCGTGACTGCTGTTATACAGGTGAACGGAGTGAAAGTGGCTGATGGAATACTGGAAAACGGGATCACATATGTTCCGGTTCGAGCTCTGGCGAAAGCTTTAGGGGCGAAGATAAGCTACGATTCCACGACCCAAACTGTCAAAATTACCAGCCGTTATGAAGAAAAATAATCCATTATAAAGCTAGGGAGGATTAGAAAGATGAATAATGAGGTCTTAAATTATGTATTAAGCTTTGCATCTGGATTGTCAGTATTTGTTCTGGCACTGGTTCAGTTGGTCAAAAAAAGCATCTCTATTCCTCGAAATATCGTTCCAATTGTTGGGTTGTTATTAGGGCTGCTAGTAGGTGTAGTCTCCGGCCCTATTAGCAATTTGGATCTCGGTTTACGTCTCTGGGCAGGGGCTATAGCTGGACTCTCTGCTACTGGATTATTTGAGCTAGCTTTTAAGGACAGACCAGGGTTTACAGGGAAAAGAAAATAA